CGCGCCATTGGGTAAAATAATCACCTCACCGCGCAAATCAACATCCACCTGACGCGCCGCCGCCACAATATAATTTTTAAACTGATGCGCCTGTGCTTTTGAAGCCGAAACAAACATCTGATTGCGCCCTGTGTCGAGCGCATCCAGCAAGGCTTCCCAAGAAAAGAAATAGGTTGCGCCAACTTGGCGAGATTTTAAAAAGTTACGAATGCGGAAATCAGGCGATAAACCGGCCTCATACCAATTGCGCTGATAGTCGAACATGGATTCATTGAAAATATCTTTCAGCCTGGCAACCTGCGCCTCGCTGAATACATTTTTCTGCGCTGCCTTGCGCGTTCCGCTGTTGCGATTCTCAATATTGGGATTGAGGTCGGCTTCATTACCGCCATCATTGTATTTGCCGATACGGGCATGACGTTCGGCTTGTCGGCCCAGCAAATCAATCTCTTTGTAGTCTTTGGCCTCCTTGACAGGTTTCATGATCAGGCGGCAGTATTCCGCTGCCGTAGTCAATTGCATCTGATCCAATGGCCCGTAAGCGTCCCACTTGTCGCGGCGCTTCCAACTGTGTACCGTGACGGCTTTCTCGCCGATCATTTCCGCAATTCGGGCGATACGCAGCCCTTGCCAATACAGATACATGGCTTGACGGCGGGGATCTAAATCGGCATTGATAGAAACGCTTTCCATGTTAAGTAGCCTGTTTTTTGCTCAATCGAAGTTTAATAACCATTGATTGAGGCAAGGCTACCTATCCGCACCTCCCTCATCCCGCATTACACCTTGTGCCAGCCATAGCACAAGAGCGCCTGATTGTTCCGCTGCTCAGTGGTCGCCAACATAGGTCACTACTATCGAATCAGACCGGAATCAATCACATGCCAATATCCAAGTTTTTCCGTGCAGTCGTTGAGGGTGCTACCAGTGATGGCCGCCATGTTCCCCGCGCACACATCATTGAAATGGCCGAAAGCTACAACCCGGCATTTCGTGGCTCGCGTGCCAATCTGGAACATATCAAGAGCGTTTTGCCTGATAGCCAGTTCCGCGCCTATGGTGATATCACAGCAGCTAAATATGAAGAGATCAGTGACGGGCCACTGAAAGGCAAATTAGCGCTGCTTGTTCAAGTCGATGCGACTGACGATTTGGTGAAATTGCGCCAAGCACGGCAAAAGGTTTATTCCAGCATTGAATATATTGAGAAATTCGCGGATACCGGTAAGGCCTATTTAACCGGCATTGGTTTTACTGATGTCCCCGCCTCATTAGGCGCTGAAATGCTAACGTTTTGTGCCCAAAGCGAACATAGCCCGCTGGCATCACGTAAAAGTCAATCTGATGCCATTTTTACCGAAGCCACCGAAATAAATCTGGAATTTGAAGCCGAGCAAGAAACAAAAACCAACCTGCTAACCACCATTAAAACCCTATTTACCAAAAAACAGACCGGTGATGATGCGCGGTTTAATGATGTGCATCAGGCGGTTGAATTGGTCGCGCAGCAGGTTGAGGGGAAATTTAGCGCCCTTACCGCACTGGAGCAGCAGTTTTCTGAGCTAAAAACCGCCAGTGATGCAACGAAGCAAGAGCTTGCCGAGCTTAAAACCACGCTCAGTAAAACAGACCGCAACTTCTCCCAGCGCGAGCGCTCAACGGGCAATGACAGTGCCATTCTGACTGATTGCTAAGTCATTCTGCTTGCTATGTTAAGGATTTAATTTCACATGAAAAAAACCACCCGATTTAAGTACAACCAGTTTTTGCAGCAAGTCGCCAAACTGAACAATTTGGACAATAAAGAGGACATCAGCGCGAAATTTACCGTTGAGCCATCCATTGCGCAAAAATTGGAAACTAAACAACAGGAAAGCAGCGTTTTCCTGTCAAAAATCAACATTTATCCAGTAGATGAAAAAGAGGGTGAAAAAGTTGGTTTAGGTATTGAGCGCCCTATCGCCAGTACTACCGATACCTCAAAGCAAGAGCGTGAAGCCTCTGATCCCAGCGGTCTGGATGGAACAAAATACAACTGTACCCAAACCAACTTTGATACTGCGCTGGCTTATCCCAAATTGGATATGTGGGCTAAATTCCCTGATTTTCAAACCCGTATCCGTGATGCCATTGTGAAACGCCAGGCGCTTGATCGCATCATGATTGGCTTTAATGGTACACATCGCGCGAAAACCTCTGATGGTACCGTTAATAAGCTACTTCAAGACGTCAATCGTGGCTGGCTACAAGGTATCCGTGAAGATGCGCCAGGTCAGGTGATGGATAAAGTGGTTGATGAGCAAGGTGGTGTGATTTCGGCAAAAATTCGCATCGGCAAAGGTGGCGACTTCCACAATCTTGACGCGCTGGTGATGGCCGCCACCGATGAGCTGATTCAGCCGTGGTACCAGGACGATACCGAACTGGTGGTGATTGTGGGTCGTCAGTTGTTGGCAGATAAATACTTCCCGATCGTCAATCAGGAACAGCCAAACAGCGAAGTGCTGGCCGCTGATTTAATTATCAGCCAGAAGCGTGTTGGTGGTTTACCCGCCGTGCGTGCGCCCTCGTTCCCAGCCAATGCCATTATGATTACTCGGTTAGATAACCTGTCTATCTACTGGCAAGACGGCACCCGCCGCCGCCACATTATCGACAATCCAAAACGCGATCGCATTGAAAACTATGAGTCAGTCAATGAAGCCTATGTAGTCGAAGATTTTGACGGCGTGGCGCTGATTGAAAACATTGAATTCGGTGATTTCTCCGCGCCAAAAGAGGGTTAATTCCTATGACTAACCCCGTTCGCCGTCACCGGCTATTTGTGGCGGCCCAGCAATCGGATTCACTGAGCGAGGCGGCCAACCTGAGCCATGCCAGCAACTACGAGCTGTTGTTGTTCAAGCTGCAACAGGATATGGCCCAGCTGGGCCGTATTGAGTCGATCGCCCGTAAAGCCGAGGTTAAGCAAGGCATGTTACCGACTTATCAACCGTGGGTGGCGGGTGTACTGGCGAAAGGGAGCGGCGAACAGGACGACATTCTGATGCGCATGCTGATTTGGCATCTGGATGTCGGCGATATCACTCGTGGTCTGGATATTGCGCAGTACGCCATTAAGCATGATTTGGTGACGCCAGACAGCTTTAGGCGCACCACCGCGTGCCTGATTGCCGAGGAAGTCGCCGCCATTGCCCAGCGCACTTTGACCGACCAAAAGCCGCTCGATACTCCGCAGCTTTTGCGCGCCCAACAAATTCTCACCGGTCAGGATATGCCAGATATGGTTTGCGCCCGTCTGCATAAATTTGTCGGTTATGCCCTGCGTCAGGACGGCGACAACGTTCTCGCGCTGGCAAACCTGAAAACGGCGCTGCAACTGGACGATAACAGCGGTGTGAAAACCGATATCAAGAATCTTGAGAAGCTGATTAAAGCTACTTAGAAAAAATTCGATTAGGCGTGATTGTTGCAGACAGTTTGGACACGGACAGCGCGGAGGAACCGGAGCGTACACGTAGTACGTGAGGATTCTGAGCACTGCCTAGGTTCAAAATGACAAATAAAATAGCCTAATCACCCAAACGCCCCGGCGAGGGCGGCACGTTGGCTAACCCAGAATATTTATTACTCTGGCAAAGCCAGCGTCCACCGCCCGTTTATTTTGCGAGTCTCAGTATGGAAATCGTCATTAACGGCAATCAGAAACCAGAAGCGCCGGAACCGGTAGAGACAACGGAAAAAGCCGTTATCAAAAATGATGGCTTTTGGCCGGATATTGACCTGAATCAGTACCGCGAAGAGTCGCGCCAAGACGGCACCATCACCCAGCCACGTGTTATTGAGGCGGCGCTGTTTGCCATCAATGAAGTGAATGACCGGCTGACAGTCTGGCGCTTAACCCAGCAAAAACAGGGTTATCTGTCAGCAGCGGAGGTGCCAGCGGAAAAACTGAATGAGGAAAGTACCCGTATTCAGTTGTACCGCACTGCGGTGTTTTGCCTGATGCAAGCCCGTTTAACTGATCGCTTTCGTGGCTTTGATACCACTGGCGCGGGCGGCAAGCGGGCCGATTCACTGGAACCCACCATTGATAATTTGCGCCGTGATGCTGTCTGGGCGATTAACGATATTCAGGCCATCAACCGCATGACGGTGGAGCTAATTTAATGCGCATTCTGGCCCAGCAGTACGACACCGTTGACGCCATGTGCTGGCGCTACTACGGCCGCACCGAGGGTGTCACCGAAAAAGTGCTGGCGGCCAATCCGGGGTTAGCGGATATCGGGCCAGTGTTACCACACGGTTACCCGGTGGAAATGCCCGAAGTCAGCGCCGCTGTCACCACGCAAACCCTGCAACTTTGGGACTGATTGCACAATTCCCCACAGGGGGTAACGGATATGAAAATGCCAGAAAAAGATCCAAGTTGGGT